GATAGCGTTGTCCGCCGGAATCAGAATATAGGCCTCTTCGTCCGGCAGCATGCAAACCAGAAAATCAGCGCCGTCGTCCGCGATGAACTTCACCCAAGAAGAAATCAGATCGGTATGTGTCATCAGGCCTCCTGCGTGCGCAGATCCTTTTGAGCCTGAACCCAGGCCTCAACTTCAGCAGAGTCCCAGAAGACGCGGGAGCCAACGCGGACAGGTTTAGGAAAGTCGGTGCGCTCCATCACCCTGTACAGGGTGGCTCGCGAAACGGGAACAAGGGACAGTACATCGATAATCGGGATGAGCATGACGTCTCCTGAGACGAGGTGAGACGTCATCCTACACCCGACCCGCCAACCCCGCAATAGAAAAAGCCCGCATTGCGCGGGCTCTGAAAACAACAAAGGAGACGGGGCTAGTGTATCACGATACGCGATCAGCGAGAAGGGCACGGAGGATGTTCTGCGCAAACGCCAATGCCCAGTCCGGCGGCGAATCCGACAGAGCGCCGCAATTGCGCCACGCTTTGCCGATCATCACTTTCGTCAGCGCTTTCGGCTCGCTGGCGGGGTGGGCGTAGAGCGGCATATAGCCGTCTTTCTGCTTCTTCAGTAGCTCCGTCACCGCCGAATATGCGATCGGGCTGCCGAGGCGTTCCAGTAGGTCAGGACGCGCCCACGCCACCGGCTCACCTTCCACCGCTCCGGTAGTCAGCGCATCGACGGCCGCCTGCCATATGACTTGCGCCCGGTCCTGCGTCAACTGCAAATCCTTCTTTCCGCCGATATTCCGAAAGTTATGCGCGCCTTCGTGCCACCAGTTTTCAAACAAAGTCAGCGCATCGACGGCTGGCTTCGGCGAGGGGGCGGCGCTAATCGGGCTGCGAAGCGCCCACAGGAACATGCAGAAGTTGGCAACGTCGCGCGGATCGCCTTTCTCGACGTGCTCGCGCAGCATCCGCGAGAGGTCAGTCGGGTCGCAATCCTGCCAGCCACCTCGACCTTTCGCGCGCGCGTTTTCAAGTTTTGCCTTCATTTCCTTGGCGAAAAGATCGACCCACCATTCGTCAAGATGTACGGCCCCCTCTGTCGGCGCAATGGCGTCAGTCGCGGCGAGTGCGGCGCGGATTTCCTTCTGAGCATGCAGCACACACTTCAGCGCTTCGCCCGTGCTGCTGCCGTCAAAATGTTCGATGGCTTCTTCCATCGCTTCTTCATTCATGCTCAAGATGTACAGAGGGTCGATCAGCGCCTCCCGCTCTGCAATGGCCGCTGCGTCAGTTTTCTTTTCCATATCAGAATCTCCTTTTAATCTCGATCACGTCAGCATCGTTCCACAGTGGCGGAACGTTCATCTGTCTACTGTTCAGACCCGTGAAGTAATGCCTGTAGTTGACGGACCACTTGCCGTCGCCCACGGACACGCCAACCACGGGCGCCGCATTCCACTTCGCAACGCCCATATGCATATCAGGCAGTCCGTCTGTCCAGGCCGTTACCGAATCCTGCCACGTGGCGCGGTAGACGTACGCGCCGGCCTCTACGCCGAACCGCCAGCCGCGATACCAGCGATACGGCTCCAGAGTTAGCACGACGCCCTGCGCGCGCCCCGATCCGCTGAAGTACGCAGTTGGCGCCCCCCGCCGGTGCGCAGCGTAGTCCGCGTCACTGGTCGTGCACTGGCAGGACGCCGCAGCGCGGCCCAGGTTCACATAGTCCGCGTGCCAGTCCACGCCCCAGGCGCCGCGCGAGACGATGGTGCCAGTCACGCCAACCGAGTACTCCGGCGCGATCGTCGTCAGGTCGTGTTGCATGCGCTGCTGATACCAGCGTCCGTCCTCCGTCTCGTAAGATGTGAGGCCGGCTCCCGCTTCGTACTCAAACCACGAAGCGTGGGCAGCGACTGGCAGGGCAAGAAGCAGGAGTAGCGGTTTCATTTTATTTCCGGTTTATCAGAAAGCCCAAGCAGGAAGTCCGCAGACACGTCCAGCGTCTTGCAGATCCGGCGGAGCATGTCGATACTCGACGTGTGCTTGTCCATACGCATGTGGGCGACAGTTGACGGGTTACAGTCCAGTTCTACCGCCAGGAGGTTGCTTTTCATCCCCTTCCGGTTTTGCGCCTTCATCAGCCTGATTCCGAACGTGTCTTGCATTTTCAATCTCCTCAATCGCTTCTGTAAGCAGTTTAGCGAGGTTGGGCATACCGGACTTATCGAAGTGAATCGATAGCTCCACAAGCCGTCTAACGAGCGGTGTCATACGCAATCCTTATAGTGTTGGCACTTCGCGCACGCTTCAGCCAGATCCCCGCGACGCAGTTCGGGTAACGCCTTGTGTCGTCCGCGCTTCGCAATCGCCGCTGCTGACTTCTCGATACGCCCCGCCAGTTCGCTACTCGCCTTGCGCGTGCCGTACGACAGCTGGTAGAGAAGTGAGAGCGACGTTTCTGCGTGCGCCGCCAGTTCGCGCTTCTCGTCAATCGTCGATTCCTTCATCCAGCTTTTGAATTTTCCTATCGCCACTAGATCCCCCTATCCTCAAATTCCTTCCTGTTACGACGTTCAAAGCGACGCGTCCACTCGTCGCGCTCTTTCTTCAGTAGTACTTCGCGGATCATGGCGAAGATGCACAGCATGCCAACCGCTACGCACCCTACGATCAGACTGATTGATGTGTCGTCCATATTTCCTCCTGTCGTGAAAAGACTATAGCAAATGCGAAACAGCAACGCAAGTGCAAAATTGTCTTGACACGCGATTTTTCCGCGACTAAATTACGAACCGCAGTCACCCACCAAAGGAGATACAAATGTCATTGGAAGCAAAGATCGAACTGCTGACCGCAGCAGTCGTTGAATTGACGCGCGTTATGCAGTTGAAACCTAATCCGGTTAGCGCTCCGCTTGACGAGATCAAGCCGACCCCGATCAGTAACATCACCGAACCGGTTCGTAAAGAACAGGCTGAAGTCCCAAACGAGAAGTACATCGCAGTCATGGATCGGAAGGTGGACGTCGAAGCGCAACCGGGTGGAGCGGGAAACGAACAGAAGAAATCCTCGCCCACTACCGACACTTCGCTGCCTACCTCGCAGGCATCGGTCTCTTACGATGACGTGAAGGCCGTTACCATCGCGGTTAGCAAGATCGACAAGGCTAAGGCTGTCGCCGGCCTCGCGCGGTTCGGCGTCACGACGGCCAAGATGCTGAAGGAAGAACAGTGGGCGCAGTTCGTGACCTATATGCGGGCTGTCGCAGCTGGTGAGATCGATCCGGAGGCGTCGCATGAGCGATGATGAATTCAACACGATATTGCGCTGGCTCGATATGCGAATCGAATTTTTGATCGGTGAAAATCTCGGGCGCATGAGACCCGATACCCATGTTGCAGAGCGGCTTGAAGATGAAGTTCGCGCAATATTCACAAGGAAGCCAAAATGAGTGACGAATACCACGCACTCGCAAGTCCCTCATCGTCAGCCAAGTGGCTGAACTGCGCGAACTCTCTGGCTATGGAGATCGGCCAGCCGCAAGGTGACACGGGCGCAGCAGACCTGGGCACGGACAAGCATGAATTGCTGGCCCTGTGTCTGGAGTTCAGCAAGGCCGCGATGACGTATGAAGGGCATATCCTCAAGAAGGGCCATACGGTCAATAAGGAGTTTGCCGCCGATGTCCAAACTGTTCTGGATAGCGTCAACGAGCGCATACATTCTTATGTGCTGCGCGGAGGTACTGTGTCTGTTGACGTTGAACAGGACGTACCCATTGAACACATCACTGGCGAAAGTGATGCGACAGGCCGTGTTGATATCGTCCTGCGCGTTACTTGGCCCGACGGTAGTACAGATGCTGACGTGATCGATGCGAAGTTCGGCTACCAGGAAGTGCTCGCAGAGAACAACACGCAGGGCCTGATGTACATGTCCGGCGTTGTCGAGAAGTTCTCACTTGTCGATGAGTTCCGCAACGTGTCCTTCGTGATCGAACAGCCGCTGCGCACGAACAGCGAATGGACGGTAACGCCTGCCATCATCAATGAGTGGATTGAGTGGGCAAAGCCACGCGCTATCAAGGCGTTATTCATTCATAACATTATTGAACATCGCGCGCTGAAGGAAGAGGACTTCGCGCCGGCAGAGAAGACCTGCCAATGGTGCAAGGCGAAAGCGGTTTGTCCTGCGCTGAAGAAGGTAGTAGAGGACGCAATTGGCGCGGACTTCGAACGGCTCACTGAAGAGGATGTCGCTATCTCTTCACAGATCATCCCGGTTGACCAGCTAGGACACACCTTCGCGATTCTGGAACTGGTGGAGGATTGGGCGAAGGCCGTACGCGCACGCATCGAAGCGGAAGTCCTGAACGGTCGCCCGGTGCCGGGCGTGAAGGTAGTGGCCGGCAAGAAGGGCAATCGCGCATGGGCTTCTGAGGAAGAGGCGGAAGCCATGATGAAGAAGTTCAAGATGAAGCAGGACCAGATGTATAGCTTCAAGCTGCTAGGGCCGAAGCCGATTCTTGATGCACTGAAGGACCAGCCGCGACGCCTGAAGCAGATTGAAGCACTGGTCGTGCAGCCCGACGGCAAGCCTCATGTGGTTCTGGAGTCGGACAAGCGTCCGGCGATTGAGATTAAACCAGTGGAGGACGGTTTCGAAACCGTTGACGATCTATGCTAGTTGACAAGATCTGGACAGAACTTTATCTGGTGCAACGCGAGGGTCAAGGGAAGTTCGGCCCGTTCACGAACATGAAAGAAGTCTATGAATGCGTGGTTAAGGAAGAACTCCACAACTTTGAGCTGCAAACAATTCTGTCTTACATTCCGTTCTAAGGAGATTTGAAAATGGGTACTATTGTTCAACTGAAGCACGTCCGCATTGCGTTCATCGATGATCTGTTCGAACCGGGCCAGTACGAAGGCAAGGGCGATTTCCGCCACACTGCCACGTTCATCGTAGAGCCGGGCAGCGTGAACGACACGGCCATCCAGATGGCCATCATGAACGAGGCTACCGCGCTGTGGGGCAAGAAGGCGGACAGCATGCTGGAAGACATGCGCGGGAACAAGAACAAGTTCTCATACATGAAGAACAAGAAGGATAAGGCTGGCGACGTGTACGATGGCTTCGAAAACATGTTCGCGCTGTCTGGTGTGCGCAAGCAGAAGGATGGCGCGCCGCTGTTCCTGCACAATGTCAAGGACCCGTCCACGGGCAAGGCGCAACGTCTGATGGGCAAGGAAGGCATCATCTACGCCGGCTGCTACGTGAACGCCAAGGTGGAGATGTGGGCGCAGGGCGGCACTTATAGCGGCATGCGTTGCGGCCTCCTGGGTGTGCAGTTCGACGGCCACGGTGACAGCTTCGGTGGCGCCAGCCGCGCGACGGATGACGGCTTCGATGCTGTCGATGCGGAAGACGAACTGGCATAAGCATTACCCGTCGCCGGCTACGGGAACCAGAAAGCCGGCTATAACGAAGGAGATGCAATGGCCCGCAAGAAGGCTTTTCTTGACCTGGAAACGTTCAGCACGGTTCCGATCAACGACGGAACTTGGCGCTATGCAGAACAGGCGGAAGTCCTGCTGTTCGCGTATGCATTGGAAGACGGTCCTATCCAGGTGTGGGACGTAACCCAAAACGCGTTGATGCCTGACGATCTGGTATCGATCCTGCGCGACCAGAACATAGATCTTTGGTTTCACAACGTCGCGTTCGACCGAACGATCATCCGGCACGCGATGCCGCTTGTGTACAAGTTGATTAACGAAGACCGCTGGCGCTGCACGATGGTTCAGGCTCTCTGCCACGGCCTACCCGGTTCGCTCAGCACGTTGTGCGATATCTTCCGTCTGGATACTGACGTGGCGAAGGACAAGCGCGGTAAGCAACTGATTCGCATGTTCTGCATGCCGCAGCCCGCTAACCAGAAGCTGCGCCGCAAGACACGCGAGACGCATCCCGCAGAGTGGGCGGAGTTCATTGAGTACGCGAAGTCGGATATCACTTCCATGCGCATCCTGCACCAGAAGATGCCGAAGTGGAACTACCCTAATCACGAATTCGAATTGAAACTGTGGCAACTGGATCAGCGAATCAATAGTGAGGGAATTTATGTCGATCTTGAACTATCCGCGAGAGCCATTGAAGCGGTTGACGTTGCGCAAGCCGGCCTTGCAAGCGATGTTAGCGAAGCAACAGGCGGCGCGGTCGAAAGCGCCACACAACGGGATCGACTTCTGGAATACATCCTGGCTGAGCATAAGGTTTCTCTCCCCGACATGCGCGCAGATACGCTTGAACGCCGATTGTCCGATACAAGTCTTCCCGACGGAGTACGGGAACTCCTGGCCCTACGTCTCATGGCTAGTACATCGTCCGTAAGCAAGTACAAGCGCGTGATGCGCTGCACGTCTTCAGACGGCTATCTTCGGGGGGTTATCCAGTTCTCAGGCGCGGGGCGCACAGGGCGCGACGCAGGCCGTTTATTTCAGCCACAGAACCTGATGCGCCCCACGCTGGAAGCAGCAGAGATCGAGACGGGTATTGAGGCCATCAAGGCGAGTTGCGCGGATCTGGTGACGGACAACGTGATGGAACTGTGCGCGAACGCGATGCGCGGCGTCATCATCGCGCCGCCCAAGCACAAAATCGTAGTTGCTGACCTTTCGAACATCGAAGGGCGGGTTCTGGCTTGGCTGGCTGGTGAAGAGTGGAAACTACAGGCGTTCCGGGCCTACGATAAAGGAATCGGGCCAGACCTGTACATAGCGTCGTACGCGCGGACTTTTAGCGTGAGTCTCGAAGAGGCGAAGCGACAGATTGGCAAGGTGCTGGAACTGTCAATGGGCTTCCAGGGTGGAGTTGGCGCTTTCGTAACATTCGCTGCTGCTTTTGGTATCGACCTGGAAGCGCTCGACGGTGGTGCTATCCCCGCCGACGTTTTGGCAGAAGCGGAGAACTTCTATGGGTGGACGCTTGAACAGAAGCGACCTACGTTCGGGCTAAGCAAGAAGGCGTTCATGACTTGCGATTCGCTTAAGCGCCTGTGGCGTCGCGCGCATCCGGGGATCGAATCGCTATGGAAGGCGGTTGAGAGCGCGTGCGTAAGAGCGGTCGATTATGAGGGTGAAAACTTCATGGCCGGTAAGTGCGTAGCGACGCGTAGAGGCAACTGGCTTCGTATCGTCCTGCCATCGGGGCGCGCGCTGTCGTACCCCGCGCCGCGTGTCGAAGACGGGAAAATCAGTTTTATGGGTATTAACCAGTACAGCCGCAAATGGTCCCGCATCAGCACGTATGGCGGCAAGCTGGTCGAGAACATGACACAGGCCGTTGCACGTGACGTGTTCAAGTCGTGCTATCCGCGAGTCATTGACGCTGGTTATTCTATCCGTCTTCCGATTCACGACGAACTGATCTGCTACGCAGCAGACGGCTTGCTGCACGGTCCCGACTACCTGACCCGACTAATAGCGCAGACGCCTTCATGGGCGCCTGGATTGCCGCTCGCAGCTGCTGGTTTCGAAGCGTATCGATATAGAAAAGACTAGTTGCTTTTTCGTTTTGCAATTGCTATAGTTTAACCGTTAAGTCGTAGCAGCACGCTTGCCAGTGGATTACCGAAAGGTGACTGGCGATGCTTAGCGCACCAGGCTGTCAGTCGGGACGCCGACGCCGGAACTACGCTGTAACCGGCACCACAACCAAAGGAGAACGTTATGTTTTCACGAGACGCAAAACACTACCGCCCAACGCCCCGCACGACTCAACAGGCGTTCGGCGCTTACCACAACTTCTACACGACCAACACGCCGAAGAAGCACGAACGGCTGGTGGCGATTGTCGGCGTGCTGTTTATTGGCGCGGTTTTCGGTTTGCTGTTTGGGTGGAGGAGCTGATGGACTTCATTGAGTACTACGGAGAAGAAATAGCCACGACCGTCGTTGCACTTCCGGGGTTCGCGCTTATCTGGTGGGGTTCTAACTGGCAGTTAGCGTTAGCTGCCGTCTTTCTCTACATTGCATTGTGGCGTCACGACTGATGCGCGAACGCGACATCGAAGCGTACTTCGTGAAGCGCGTCAAGGAAGCCGGCGGACTGTCGTTCAAGTTCGTGAGCCCCGGCGTGCGCGGCGTGCCTGACCGTATTGCGATCTTCGATAGAGCGGTGTACTTCGTGGAGCTGAAGGCGCCGGGGCAGCTGCCACGCCCCGACCAACTGCGCATGCACAAGCGGATGCGCACACACGGCGCCGATGTTCGGGTTATCGCGTCCCGCGAAGACGTGGACGCATTCATAGGATACTGAGATGAGCGGACTATCAATCGTTATTCTGTGCTGGAGTATCGCTATTCTGGCTTTCGCTTGCGGATGGGGCCTGCGTCCGCGATGAAACTCAGACCATACCAGGAAATCATTCGTGATTTCCTTCTCGAAAAGGAGCGATGCAATGCCTTTGTCCCCATGGGCCTCGGTAAAACTGTTTCGACGCTCAAGGCGATTGAATCCCTCGCCCTGGTGGAAGCAGCCCCGACGCTTGTACTCGCTCCGCTTCGGGTTGCACAAAGCACGTGGCCTGACGAGGTTCAGAAATGGAAGCTCGACCTGTCCGTTACGCCTATTGTTGGTAACGCGGCCCAACGGGCCCAAGCGCTACGTGAAGAAAGCGAGATTTACACGATCAACTACGAAAACGTACCGTGGCTCGTAGACTGGTTCAAGTACAATCCCCGCCCTTGGCCTTTCAAAACGATCGTGGCGGATGAGGTAACGAAACTCAAAGGCTTCCGCGTGAAGCAAGGCCGTGCGCGAGCGAAAGCGATTGGTGAAGTGGCTTTCGAGAAAGTTGACAGGTGGATTGGCTTGACCGGAACGCCCGCACCGAACGGTCTAAAAGACCTTTGGGGAATTATGTGGTTTATCGACGGCGGGGAGCGCCTCGGTAAGTCTTACGAAGCCTTTAAACAGCGATGGTTTCAACGGGGGTATAACGGAGAGATCGAGCCGTGCCCGTGGGCGCAAGACCAGATCCAGGGACTTCTCCAGGACGTTTGCCTGTCTCTCGACGCCAAAGACTGGTTCGACCTGAAAGAACCGATCCGCAACAGGATAGTTGTGGATCTGCCTTACAAGGCGCGGCAGATGTATCGGGACATGGAGAAGAAAATGTTCCTCGAATTAGAGGGGCGTTTAGGTCCCACGGAAATCGAAGCGCTGAACGCGGCCAGCAAGACGCAGAAGTGCCTGCAACTAGCAGCGGGCGCGATCTATACCGATGACCAACGCAACTGGCAGGAGGTGCATGATGCAAAGATCCAGGCTCTTGACGACATCATTGAAGAGGCGAATGGTGCTCCGGTACTGGTCGCTTATCATTTTCGTCACGATCTGCATCGCCTTACTGCCGCTTTTCCTAGGGGCCGCGTTCTGGACTCTGATCCAGAAACTATCCGAGCTTGGAACGCTGGGAAAATTCCTGTTCTATTCGCTCATCCTGCTAGTGCCGGCCATGGTCTTAATCTTCAGGATGGCGGAAATATCCTCGTTTTCTTCTCTGTCAACTGGTCGCTAGAAGAACATCAACAGATTATTGAACGCATCGGCCCGACTCGCCAGATGCAAGCGGGACATGATAGACCGGTATTTATTCATTACATTCTGGCAAACGATACGGTGGACTTTGACGTACTTGAACGTCTTGAGAGCAAGAAGACGGTTCAGGAAGTCCTCATGGCCGCGATGAAAAGGAAGCGATGATGGATATGGAACTCCTGCGGTTTTACTTCAGCTACGATCCGGTTACGGGGTTGCTTACGTGGTGTAATCGTCCTTCTCAGGGAGTTCGCGCGGGCGACAAGGCTGGATGCTTGCGTAAGACAGACGGGTATTTGACCGTTATGCTGAAGAGGCGGACTTATTACGTACATCGGATTTGCTACGCGCTCGGATCGGGCTGTGTACCTATGTTTGAAGTGGATCACGAAGATGGAAACCGTACAAACAATCGGTTCAAAAATCTGCGCGACACGACCGTGAATCAACAGAACCGTAGGCGCGTCACTAAAAGAAATCTGGTGCGCGTTCAAGGAGTCACGAAAGCGCCTAGCGGAAGGTACAAAGCGTATATTTCCTTGAGAGGAAAGACTATATACGGCGGCACCTATGACACCGTAGAACAAGCGCATGATGCTTACGTCGAATTGAAACGAAAGCATCATCCGGGCAACACTCTTTGAAGGAGAAAGTAATGTCTTACGACCAAGGTGCGCGGGAGCAAATCGCCAGCCTGTACGCGCGAGTAACGCAACTCGAAAAGCTGATCCACTACCCGAACACCTACCAGAGCGAGATGGCAAAGAAGCAGGTGGAGGTTACGGAACACCTCTACGCGCCTTTGCGCAGCGATACGCGAGCCGTGATCGACCTGGCAGCGTTCGCGCGCCGCCTGATCGACATGCAGGACCTAGGGCACGCGGTGACGGAAGAGGTGAGGGAACTTGCGAAACGGGCTTTGGGGTTGAAATGAAGCTTTACAGCACTACCGACATCGCAGCTTCAGTTCGCAAGGCGTACGAGACGTTCACGCATGTCGTGCTAAGTCGCGGTTACACGATCCTGAAGCCCGTCTACTTCAAGACAGAAACGATTCAGGATCTGGCGCCGCTCTACCAGTACGCCAGCTGGATACCGGCGTCTGCACCGCAACTCAAGCGATGGACGAACCTGGGCGGCGTGCTGATCGAACAGGATACGCACCCGGCGGACGACTTCCCTAAAGCGGACGTAACGGTGATGGTCGAGGCGCCGTACGACATGGACCGACTGAAGAAGTGCAACTGGCGAAACAACGAGTATGGCGTGATCCCGAACCCCGTTTCGTGGTCCACGCATGAGGAATGCATCGACCTGCGTTTCCCGACTCCGGAACTGTTACGCGAGATCTGGACCGTTGCCAACGGCCAGCCGTTCACGAATCACGAACTGGCGACGGAAACCGGGATTCCGGTTAGCCAGTTGCAGTACATCAAGAATGCGCTGCACCCGGTCGAGCACTGGTACATCCAGAAGCGCCTGGCGCCCGAGCGCGAAGAGATGCTGCCCGCGTGGGAGTGGCTGGAGGCGGGCACCGTGCCGAAGTGGAAAATCATTGAATCCGGCCACAAGTCTATGGTTGAGGAGCTAGGGAAGTTCGGCTACATCAACCTGAAACGCTACATGCATTACCCGGCTGAGGAGCCGGACTGGTCAGTCGTAGACCGCAGGCGGCAACGCGCGCTTAACGATCTGGCGTCTGTTCGATCGTTAGTGGAATCACTTCCCGACCATCTGTCATTGTGATGACGGTTTGCCGTATCTCTTTAATTCGAGGAGCGTTAGCATGATAGAGAGCATTCAATTCAGCGAGGGCATTCTCCGTCTCGCTGTTGCCAGCACTCGTCCCCGTTTTCCCGGTGAGCGCGAGTGCCGCATCGAGCTTAACTTTGGCGAGCGCGGCACTGTCACCGAACTCCATAGTGGCGAGCTTGTGAACTTCATTTATCCCGTCTACCCGGAAGGCGCGCATGAGATCCGCAACCTGGTTCTCGAATTGCTCAGCACTCATGCGCGAGTAAGCCGGATCAACCTTTACTGTTTCTATAGCCCCGGCGAAAGCCTGGAGGGCAGCACTGCGACGGATGAAGAGGTCAAGCTCGCGCGGGGTACAGTCTAGCGCGCACGCGGCCAGGAAGATGTCTCCCTTGGCTTCTGTCAGCGCGGTCTTGATTGACTGTTCGGAAATCAGGCCGCTCTTTCGTGCTCTGCTGGTCATTTCTTCGCCTTCGGTATCTTGGCGCCCGACTTGCGGGCCTGATTCAGAGCGATAGCCACGGCCTGCTTCTGCGGCTTGCCGGCTTTCATCTCTGTCTTGATGTTGTGCTTGACAGCCTCTTTCGATTTACCTTTTGCGAGTGGCATGATGACCTCTAATATGAAAGACCTATCCCGTAACCCAAACGCTGAAGATCCGGCAACTGCTTCTTCAGTCGGCCCGCACCAATGTCAGTCCTGTAAAAAGGACTGTTGGGTATCTTCACCTTTTTTATGGCGCTGTAAGCACTACGGCGAGCCCCGGTTATTGTTTCACCTGTCCCAGTGGCGATTAATACATAATCCCCTGCGGTGACCGGGCCCGGAAGATCCACCACCTTCCCGTTAATCTCGCGCGGCGCGTCACCGATCATGACTTCTGAGAAGTGAAGATGCTCCATATCTTCCGCATTGTAAATCGGTATGCCGCAAAGTTCCTTGTTCGTTATTTTCGAGTAAGGAAAGTCGGGCAGGGCCATCAGGACGGAGATGGAGACTACATCGGTCTTCACCTTCAACGTGTCACGCCCGTTCACAAGATCGAGCATCCATTGGGCCTGATCGCCTTCGATCAATGCGGTAAGGTTATGGCGGATCGGCCAGCCGTCACGCATCGTCCACTCCAACGGATAGGGGGTTCCATCGTGCGTTATCATGCAGTTCACATCAACGTATCCGACGTACCCGACGCGATGGAGATGATCTGTAGCCGGCTTGAGTACCTGGTCAGCCAGTTTCGACTTCTTCACGACGCGCACAGTAGTGCCCATCTCGCCCGTATTCACGCCGAGATCGCCGTTCATTAGTTTCTTGTTCTCCCAGTTCTCAACCCATCCTGCTTTGGACCATCCAGCCGGCCCGAACCACCCGCCCACGGCCATCTCCATCCCGTCAATCTTCTCCTGGAGAATAAATCCGTCTTCTTTGGCCGATTTGACGTATTTCGGGACTGTTTTCCAGCGCTGAAGCATGTAGACCAGAT